GTGCTGAAGGACAAAAAATGAAAGAGATTTTAGAGAAGAGAGGTTATTGCTATGGAGACTATAAACCAACCGTTATGTGAAGAAAATCCTCTTAATTTATCGAAAGAGCAATTAGAACAAATGGAAAAGAGTTTGGATCATGTTCCTGTTCAAGAAACAATGATAGAAGATTTTTATGAAAAAGATGATGAAGAAAGTTCTCATGATAATGAAATGTTGGAAATGTGCTATTTCATCCAGAAAAATGGCGTTCCTCTTAAAAATCAACAAGTAGAAGGTACGTTTTTATTAACTGAAATGGGCTTAGGTGATATTCCTAAATTCATGATGGAAATGAAACCGAAAGTTACACCAGTTCAACGATTCTTTGAATTAATTAATAAAATTACGCTTGCCGATAGAATTAAAGGTAATGCTAAATTATCAGGATTGGTTAAAGCACAAGTTGCTAGTGCCAACGGTGTAATGCCTGAAATGAATAAGCATATGAGAGAGCAACAAAGAATACAAAGGGATGTGAACAGATAATGTATGTTTATACGTTTACAGGTCCAATGGGAAACGGTAAAACATTGGGAATGGTTTTGTTTGCTAAGATGTACCAACAGAAAACAGGGTGTACATTGTATTCTAACTTTGGTGTGAAAGGTTCTAAGCCTTTTACATCGTTTAGGGATTTCTTACAGGTCGCTAAAGAACCATCAAGTATTTTATTACTAGATGAATGTCATTTGGACATAGACAGCCGAAATTCGTTGTCTAATGCGTCTAAATATCTTTCTCATATTGCTTTCTTCTTACGGAAAATGCGTTGTACGTTGATGTTAACAACACCGTTATTTAGTAACGTTGATAGTCGATTTAGAGATATTACTTATGTATATGTTCCGGTAAGAAAAGATAAAAATTATTTTTATTATCCAATAGTAGATTATCAAGAGGATAGATTATTAACAACAAAGAGAATGAAAAGAGAACATGCTATTAGTTTAGTGAAAGAGGTATTTGATACTCACTCAATGGTAACTCCGTTGGAATATCCAGCAAATAAGGCTGAATTTGATAGTATATTGGTCGAATTGAAGAAAACGAACGATTTATATTATGAAACACGTGAAAAACTAAAGATGTTGAGACAGTTGAAACAAGCGATATAACATTTGCGTTAGCACGAAATGCACACACGCCCTAGCGGGTGGGCATGAGCGGTTAATGTTGAGGGGATGATTGAAACATGAAAAATAGTTTTGTTGTGGAGCAATCAATAAAAAATGTGTGTGCTGAAATTGATAATTTAAAGGAGAAATTAAAACTTTTGGGTATTGATCCAAGGGATTATTACAAAATGATTGATAGTTTAACTGTGGTTCGTTTGCATTTAGATAGTATGCGTTAAGGGGGATTTATTGTGATTGGTAGTAAAAGAGTAAAAAGACAAGTAGAAGGTACTCTACAGGCGTTTGAATCGTGTATGAGTCAGATTAGAAGGTTAGATAGCAAATATAAATTTACAGAACAAGAAAAATTAGAATTATATAAGCTTGAATATCAGTTAAAAAATTTAGGTAAAGAATTAAGCAAGGATTTAAATTGATTTTAATCTTTTCCCTTACTTTTGGGGTTGGAAGGCTGGCTTTAAAAGAAAACGTGATTGATAAGAAGTAGGTTCGAAAATATGAACGTTAGGAAAGCGATTAGGTGCTTATAATGGCTAGAACAAGCCGATTAGCGTAAATCTTACTTTTGGGTATATTCGGCTTGGCAATAAGCCCAAAAGCACCTAAAAATGTTTCACAAGGACGTAACGTAGTGAAGAAAGTGGAGATTTTTCAGTGAAGCGTTTTGAAAAATACTACTTGGTTCCTTGTTAAATATTTAGCTAAATGGAGGTAGAGGTGTGTTAGTTGCGATTTAAGAAGTGTTTTGCAGTGTTTTCAATAATGATGATAATGTGTTTGTCTGTTTTACCTAGTTTTGCTAAAGCTGAGGTTGTTGATTATTTAGCGGGGAAAACTGGTCTTGAATATTCTACTAATCAGAGAATTACTGAATTAACTGATGGAAATATTACTACTTATTATGGTTTTTCTAGTGGTCAACATTTTGTTTATTACATGCCTAAACTTTTAAAGGATGCTACACAGTTAAAAATATTAGCAGACGATATTAGTGGAATTCAAGTTGACTTTTATAATGATTCTAGCAGGGTTTTAACTTATTATGATAAAGAATTTAATTTTGATGGTAAGTATTATGTGAAAGATGTTAGTAGAGCGGGTATGAAGGGTAAGGAATTTAATCAAGTTAGGATTAAGTATTCAGGTAAAAGACTTAATGTTTATGATTTTAAATTGTTAAATGGTATTGAGGAAAAGCCATTAAGTGATGTTCAAAATATAGTTGCTACACCTGGAATAGATAAAGTGGATTTTACTTGGGAAAATCCTAATGATGATAGATTTACTGGTGTTAAGGTGTTTTTTGAAGGTAGAGAAATAAAATTAGAAAATCCTAAGGATACTAAGCTTACTTCTACTAATTTAGAACCTGATAAAACTTATATGTATAGATTTGTTGCTATGTATGGGGAAAGAGAAGCTTTAGGAGTTCAAAAAAGTATAAGGACTCTCATTGATCCAAAGAAAGTTCCTCCTAGTCCAGTATCTTCTTTAACGGCTGAACCAACTGATAAAACAGTGAAATTAAAGTGGAAAAGTCCAAAAGATGATGATTTAGCAGGATTTAAGGTTTTACAAAATGGAAAACAGGTTGCTGAAATTGGTTTGGAAGAAGAGTTTACAGTGAAAAATCTTCAACCTTTAACAGATTATACTTTCGGTGTAATTGCAGTTGATAGAGATAAGAATGATTCACCGCCTGTGAGTTTGTCTGTGAAAACTTTAGAAGAGAATGATGAAGAACCACCATATGTTCCATCAAATGTGTTTGCTAAGCCTTCTAATGGTGCTTTAATTGCTTCTTGGGATAAAGTATCTGATAAAGATTTAGCAGGTTATAACCTGTATGTAGATGGTAAGAAAATTAATAGTAATTTAATTACTTCTACTAACTTTGTAATTAAAAATCTAGAAAATAGTAAGAAGTATAAAGTTCAAGTTCAAGCGGTTGACCGTTCGGGAAATGCTAGTGAATTGAGTTTAGCAGCATTCGGTACTCCTGATGTAAATATGATTCCTGTAATTGAAAGTAATTATGGTGTTAAAGATGTGTCTGATGGTGTTGGTACAATGTTTAGTCAGATATGGCCAGCATTAGCGTTCTCGGTTGGTATTGTTTTAGCTTTCTATGTAATTTACAAATTAAAACATACTATATTGCCATGATGATCCCTGTGTGATTCATGGTAATTTTAGAAAATAAATAAGGTGATTATATGATGATGTTATTTTTTGTTCTAAGTTGGTTGTGTGTCGGTTATATGCTTTGTTTATTCGTTGATAACATAAAGAAATTCTTTAGAAATATGAAGCTTTCATTTTTGCTTCTATCGTCTTTAAATGTGTTTGGATGTATTGTATTTGTTGCTCTTGGTTATATGTCGTATCATTCGATTTGGAGCGTTTAAGATGCTATTGAAAGTTATGTTGTTATTGTTATTTCCGTTTATAACGTTTACTTCATTGAATCGGATTATGTTGTTTATGAATGCTTATAAAATTTCTAAGTTTAAGAGAGTGAATTTAGATGGATAATGTGATTGTTTATGGTTTTTGGTGTATATCAATGTATTGTTTTTATAAAGCAATAAAAGAAACTGTATTAAAGGAAAAAGTATCGGAATGAGTGAGTATATGCCTACAAATGAAGAGTTTTTTATGAAGTCTAAGTTTTTACCTTATATGATAAAGAAGCCTGAATATGGGCTTCTTATAGCCTGTGTAGGCTTTGTTCTTTTAATGTTTTTATTGTTTTATAAACGTAGAAAGGATAAATAATTTATGTTTGTTAAATATCGTAGTCAAGATGATGGATTTATGGCACCACTTCAATTTTTAGCTTTAGGTGGAATTATGACTTTTTTAATTAAATTTGGTTGTATTTCTCCTAAAGTGAATATGCCGACGTTGTTTGTGGTTTTTTTTACTTTTATTGGAGTTTATTATTTTCTTATACTTTTAATGACAAAGTATTTTTATAGATTTCTTTCTAAACAACATGATAAGTTTCATGTTTATTTATGTAATAAATATGGTGAAAAAATAGTAAATAGAGTTGGTCTATCGGTTCTTGTAATTTTAATTGTGGGGATGTTGATTGTATGTTTGCTGATTTGAAATTGGATTTTAAATTTTGGTTCGTTGTATTTTTTGATATATGTATTCTTTCTATGTTTTGTGTTGCTATAACAAGGTTTGAAATAAAAAATGATTTATTGATTTTTGTATCAGGATTTCTGATATTGCTTATTTGGTATCTTGCTGAGGTGTATTTAATAGATTTAGTAAGGAAAGTAAGTAGTTTTATGTTTAAGAATAAAAAATCAAACATTTAATTCTAATTTAATAAAAATAGTATTATTTTTTAAAAAAACCGTATTATTATCATTGATTTTAATACGGTTTTATTATATTATGAATTTAAGATAATTGTTTGGAGGTTTTTATATGACTGTGAAAGATAAAAAGGAAAAGAAAAAGAATTATCAATTTACCTTTACGCCTAGTGAAATGGAATTGATTGAAGAGATTGTAGATATTGAGAATGATAGAAGAATGACGATTGCTAGAGAAAATAATTTACCGTTTAAAAAATATAATCGTAATACATTTATACTTTCTCTGATCCAGGAGAAGAAACGCAAATATGAAGAACAGGGTGAAATTTAAATGAAATATAGTACCTTGTTTTTTGATTTTGAAAATCAAGTAGTTGTTGATGAAACGAATTGGAAAGAAAAATGGGATGATTGTATGTCACCAGATGATTTTGCTGAGTATGTATATATAATCATTGAAAATTCAGCACGTCGTTATAAATTTGAACATGACTTTGAACCAGATATATATATGTTTAATTTAAATAGTCCTTATAAGGTAAATTTGAGATTAGGTAATGAAAAATATGTATTGATAATGAATCCTTTTGGGGAAAGTCAACTTGTTAATGAGAGAAAAAATTAGGAGGTATTTATTTTGACAAAAGAGTATGTAAAAGTTCCATTTAAAGTTGGCGGTATAAAAGGAGAATATGAAGGACGTTCTGATATGCCTTTTTGGAATCATGATTTGACATTAGAGCTTGTTATAGGTTTGTTGAATACTGTTGATTATAAAGAGTTTTTTGAATCGGGAAAACTTAATGAGTTAGATAATTATACAAAGCAATTGATTGAAGCTATGGAATATAGTTTGGGTTTTGATGGTTTGTATCAGTTAGTGTATGAAGATACTAAAAAAGATTAATAGAAAGAGTATATGATTTTTATTTTAATTAAATATTTTGGAGTTAGTGGGTGTTTTATTTGTCTAATTCGAAGGAAAATTTCCAGTTACGAAATGAGGAACCCCCGTCCAGTAACACGGGGGTTCCCGGCTGTTTCGATATCTACACTATCCCTTGCCTAGACTGGGTTCAAGTCACTTTTAAATCTGTACAGAATTCACAAGAAAATGCGAGAAAAATTGTTAACAAAATTTCCAGTTTTTTTGGTATTGATGATTTTTTGTTTGAGCATTTTGATGAAGGTCTACATGGGTATAGAAAATCGTATAAATTTTTAGGTCAAAATACATTCCAGTTGTTGTTTGATGCACCTTCTAATATGGGTATTCATTTAATACTTACTGGGTCAATGTTGAAAATGCTTCGTTCTGATTATGGGACAAGTGATATTCGATTGTTAAAATTTTTGTCTTCTATTTCTAAAGAATTTCATTTTTCTCGTGTTGATGTGGCTAAAGATGATACGAGTGGTAGTGTATCAATTAAAAAGATTGCTAGATATATTAAAGATGGTAATTTAACTACTAGATTTAGAGGTGGACATCAAATTAAGAAATTTAAATTAGTTGGTGTTGATGGTGAAGAAGATAAATTACAATATGTTCCTGATGGTGAAACGTGGTATTTAGGTTCTCGTTCAGGTACTCAATTTCGATTTTATGATAAAAAGGCTCAAATGAATGCTGAGGATTTATTGCATTGGACTCGTTGTGAATTACAACTTGTTGATGATGCGGCAACAAATTTTGTTAAGAATGCTATTGTTTTGGACAAGCATAAATTTGAGAAGTTTTGTTATTCGGTTTTTCTTACATATGTTGATTTTAAAAAAACTACTGGTGCGAAGCATATGAAAAATCGTGACTCAGCGAAGTTTTGGGCTGATTTTTTAGATAGTACAGTAGAGAAAGTTAAATTAGGTTCTCGTAAAAAGAAAAAGTCTTTAGATGATGTTAATCCTAATTATTTATGGGAAAAATTATTAGATGGTGATGCTGATTTTTATTATGAATCTATGCATCAAAAAGAAAAAGATGAATTTGATAAGTGGTTTTATGAACAGATTTCTTCAGTTTTATATTTAAGGGCTTTAAAACATGATGAAGGTGTTGAAGAGTTTTATAAAAAATTGATTCATTGGGGTGAAACGCGAGTGGATCAGAAGAAAGTTGAATCTGTTGGTGTACAGTTGCTTATGTCTGAAAGGTTAAAGAAGATAAAAGAAAAAGAATCCATTTAGTAATGGCGTACTAAACAGGATTCTCAGACAAAAAAATGATTATTAAAGAATGTACTTGTATTATACAGTTAAAGAAGAATATCGTCTATTTTTGAAAGTCATATAGCTATATGACTTTTTTCTTTTTTTATTCTGATATAAATCAGACTTTTTTCAGAAGTTAATCTGGTTTTAATATTATTGTAATCTTCAAATGGTATTATTAGTGTAAGAGATTTGTGTGATTGGAGGAATAAAATTGAAGGTTATTGATGTGATTGATGCGGTTAGAAATAAAGAGAAGATGGAAGATATTGCGGAGCGTTTAGGTACTAGTAAGAGTACATTGGGGAAGAAAATTAAATTTTTAGGTTACAAGTTTAATAATAAATTGAAGTATTATGAGTATATAGGAAAAGAATCAGAAAAAAATAAGATAGATAACATGCTAATATCTGAAGTAATTAAGAGGAAAGGTGTTAAGAAATCTGAAGTAATTCAGAATAATAGTGTAAAAAAAGAAGAAGTGAAAAAGAATAATGATCTCGAAGGAAAAAGTATTATAGAAGAACAAGTTTTAACTAGTGAAGAAATAGAAAGTTTGAAAGAATTAGCTAAAATTTATAAGAATTCTCATGTTAATTTGTTTATAGATTTAGCTTATCTACCATATGAAGGTGATAAAGTTAAGAAATCTATATCAGTGGATTCTGATTTATATTTGGATTTTGAGCGATTTGCTGAGAGATATGAAAAAAAGGGGATATCTAAAAATCAATTAATTGAGTTAGCGATGTATGATTTTATGAAGAAAAATTGTTAAAAATGGGAGCTTAGGCTCTCATTTTTTGTTTATTATGTATTTATGTATGAAAGCGTTGACCACAGTTAATGTTAAAATGTCAATGTATAAATGTAGGTTATAGAGGTAAAATTTTGTAGAGGTGTAAAACAATGGGCAGAAAACGAATTGATCCTAGTGAGAAAAAAGTTAAAATTACAGGTATTGCTATAAAGCAGAAATATATTGATTTGGTTAAGAAAGAAGAGAATTCATCACAGTTTGTAGAGGATGCGATTGTAGAACATTTGAAGAAAAATAATAAAATTTAATTTTTTTTTGGAAATATATTGTTTTCTGTTCCCTTTTTTTGCTATAATCAGAACCTAAAATCTTCTCCCAGAATGAGTGTTCGATTTTACGTTCTATTTTTTCATAAAATTTTAAAGGAGTGTAATTTTATGCCAAAGGCAATTATTGAAGGACAATACTTGAGTTCAAGTATTAAAAAATCTAATTTCAACGGTGTTGAAAAATCATTTGTACAATTGGATGTTTATCAGCCAGAGAGTACTGATAATGAAAAAACAGTTGTTATTAAGTGTGATGATTTAGAGGTTTTAAATAAGTTTAAAGAAACAAAAATGGGAACACCTATTAAGGCGAATGTTTCTATTAACGCTTATCAAAATAAAGCGTATTTTAAATTGATTGATATAGCGTAATAACGTTATATGAAGACAAAAAAATGAATGTTAAAGAATCTTTGAATGAATTGTTTCAAAACTATGTTGTAGAAACAACAGAAGGCACATTTCGAGTATTTAAAAGCTTCACTTATGGCGAGTTAGCTTTATCTTTTCTACTATTAACTTTAATTGTGCTATTTGTTTTGAAATGGATATGGGAGGTCGTTAGATAGATGGTTGAGTTATTCTCGATGTATTCATATTTAGGACTTCCCGTAGTGATCATAGTTGTAGGTTGTGCATTTGTACGATTTGGCAAGGAGTTGCTAAGGATATGAATGATGCAACATTTAATCATGCAGTAGTTTGGCTGTTTAGTAATACGAGTTTTATTAAGTATTTAACTGGTGTTACTAGTTTTATAGCCCTCCTAATTGTTTCACTTTATTTATATAAAAGATGGGGGGATTAACTTGTGAGTTTCGATATGCCGATAAATCAAGTTATTCGCTACGCTTATAATACGTTTGCTAGTGCGGACGCGGTTTTGTACCTATGGATTGGTGCAAGTTTTGCAGCGTTCACGCTCGGTAAAATTTTAGGAGTAGTAAGATAATGGGCTTCTTTGACCGTCATAGCGATAAAGTGCCGAAATGGGACTTTAATGTTGACCAATCACATATGGGGACTATTTTTAGAGAGTTTGGTTATGCATGGCATACTTTCAAACCATATGTATTGTTGCTTTTAGGTATAGCTTTTGCGTTTTATGTAATGAAAAAATATAAAAATCAATATGCAGATGATTGAGATGGAGGAATTTAAGTGTTTAGTAAAATGATGTTAGGTGAAGGTATTCCAGCGGTAAAATTAGATTACAATTTAGCGGACGTTTCAACGTCAACAGGTAACTGGATTTCAAGTATTTGGTTAGCGGCGGCGTTTGCTATCAGTATTCCGTTAGCATTCCTTATTATCCGTTATTTAAAAGGTATCTTCGTATCAAATTAATTTCATCTAGCATATTTAGTTAAATAGTAGAAAAGGTTTCCTATATAAAACATAAGGGAAGGGAGTATTTTTCCCTTTCCTTTTTTATTAGATTCGGAGTGATTGAATATGGAAGAAATGGTTGTTTTGAATGTTCCTGTTAGTAAGAGTTTTAATCATTGGTTGGAATATTTGAGTACGGAAACAGGTATTCCTAAAGCTTATTTGATTTATTTTGCAGTTGAGCATTGTGTTGATAAAGAATCTATTCAAAAATTTGTTGTTGGTTTAGTTGAATATATTAAAGCTAATCCTGATGTTTTTAAAAAAATCTGTGGAATAGAGAATTAAAATGTTTAAAAAAATAGCAATTATATTTTGTTCATTCATAGTTACATTGATGTACTCTAACGTTTCTGTTTATGCTGATTCACCTTCTATGCAACTGGTCGGAAGTGGTGGCGTGATTATCATGAAACAGACGTTTGAAAATGGTTCTTATGTTATTGATTTGAAAGTTGATAATGATGAAATTTATGTTTTTCAGTTATCAGAATTGCATTTAGTTAATGATTGTACGTTTCAACAATCAGCAACGGTTAATAAAAGACCGGAACAGAATGAAAATAAGTTTGGTATTAAGGTGAATCGTAATGGAACATATGCATTTTATATTTTTGCTAATGGTAAAAAAGTAGGTCATGTTCGTTTTAAAATAAAAGGATTTGCCGAAAATGGTCAAGCTACAAAAGGTGAAACGAAATGGCGTGAAAAGTTAGCTGAATATTATGGAGTTCCTGATGATGGTAAGGCTGAACACATTCAAGATAAGGATGCAACATACAATGGTGTTTGTGTAAATGACAATGTTGATGATAATAAACCAATTGGATCAGGAGAAATAGAAAAGCCAAAAGATGAAAATAACAATGGTGGAAATGATAATAATGGTAGTAATGCAAAGTTAGATAAAGCTTTAAAAGATATAAATGATGCTTTAAAAAACATTGAAACTTCTAGTAAAGATACGGCAAATAATACGAAAGAAATTGCTGATTCTAATAAACAAATTAAAGATGCCGTTAATTCTATTAAAGATACGGTAGGTGAAATTTTAAAGGAAATGAAGCCTACGACGGATGTTGTAATAGATGAATTGAAAAAGCCTGATTTGATTATGCCAAAAGATGAAAATCAAAAATTTGAAGATAAAAACGAATACTTTAAAGAAGGAAAAGAAGAAAAAGTTCCTACTGATGCTCTTCCTGATGCACCTGATCCAAAACCTTGGAAAGATGAGGACGGAAAAGAAATGAAGAAGGAAGATAAGTCCGAAAAGGATAAGCCTACAGAGAAGGACAAGCCTTCTGAAAAGGATAAAACACCTGATAAGGATAAACCATCTGAAAAGGATAAAACGCCTGATAAGGATAAACCAACAGAAAAGGACAAACCTTCTGAAAGGGATAAGCCATCAAGCAAAGATAAGACGCCTGATAGAGATAAGCTTACAGAGAAGGACAAGCCTTCTGAACGTGATAAACCATCTAGTAAGGATAAAACACCTGATAAAGATGGAACGCCTTCTAAGGATAAGACACCTGATAGAGATGGGCCATCAAGCAAGGATAAAACACCTGATAGGGATAAACCTTTAGGTAAAGATAGTGTTCCTGAGAGAGAAGCACCAGTAGGGAGAGACCCTGTAATGGATAGAGACCCGTTTCTAACGAGAGACCCTGTCTTGAAGTAAGGAGTGTATGTATGTTAACGGTTAATGATATTTTTGACGTTTTAAAATTATGTTTGGATTATTCCGATACAACTATATATATATGTTTTGTTGTAATGCTGACGTTTGCTATTGGTATGAAGTTTAAAGATGTTTTGACTTGGGGCTACTAAATCATGACTGATGCTATTTTAAAAGGATTAAGCAAAATTGGTAATGTGTTTGTAAATGGTTATAAAACTTTCATGGAATTTTTAGCTAAACCCTTAGGATATTTACTAGATCTTTTAGAAGGTATCGTTTATTTTTTTGCTTCTTTGTTCAAAATTGTTGTACTGATAGTTAAGATATTTGTGGCTTTACTACAGTTTTTCTGGGCAATTGCTACAAGCGTTATTAAAACTTTGCTTATGTGGATTGGAGTTGTCCCCAGTGGGAAAGTGTACCTTCCACATGAAGCCCAAAACGGTTTCCAAGTTGTTATAGATAAAGTAATGCCTACAGGGTTAATGACTACCGTTCCATTGGTTGCTACAGCCTTTCTGTGGTTGTTCTTCGGTATGAAAGTGTTCTCCTTATATGGTGGTAGCATGGGCTTTTCATTTCCTGAGAGAAAGAAATAGGTGTTTGTTGTATGAAATCTGTTATTGATACTATTTTTAGTCCGATATTTGGTTGGTTGAATCAAATGTTTAACGCAATTATGAAATTAACTGTGCCAGCATCACATCCAATCAATCCAAATTCGTTTTTTAAAGCATTTGCAATGCTTGGTAATGGTTGGGTTGTTTTTGTAAGTACAGCATGTATATTAGCGGCTACTTATGGAATTTTGTTTGTTGTAATGGCGTTTAAACACGGTGTTATTGAATTTAAGATATTCGTGAAATGGTGGTAGTTGTATAGATTTTGTTTGTTTATTGTTAGTTATATTTATTTTTGGTGGTGCTATTGCTTTAGCGATAAAACTTTAATTTAAGGGTGATTATAAATGGAATTTATTAATGTTAATGATGTGAATCCTGGTGTTGCTATTATTTTACTTATATTTACTATGTTTAGTTTTGGCATTATATTGAAAAAAATTATGGAGTGATTATAAATGGAATTATTTAATGTGAGTCCTGTTATTGCGGTTGTTGGTGGTATTGTTACTGGTTTAGTTGCTTTATTTGTATATAACAAATTTGTAGGAGAGTAATTTATGAATACAAACGTGTTTAGTGTGTTTTTTACAATCGGTGGTTCGGTTGGATTAGGTCTGTTTTTGTTCCTAGTACTTCCAACATTTCTTATATTTAGAAAGATGAGTAAGTGAGGTATAGATAATGTTTAAGAAAAAAGGTCAATCTTTTAGTAATCATAAAGCGTATGTGGTTCGTGATGATGTTATGTATGTAGAACGTGTCATAAGTGCCGATAGTGATGTAGTAGAGACGGAGACAGGCATTTATAAAACAGATGATGCAATTCGTTATTATAACGAAACTGAGGGTGCTATATCGTATATGTTTAACGTTGATATTCCAAGCAAAATGGAAGCTGAGAAATTAAAAACATTAAGACGATCCACGGCAATTAAAAATCTATTTAAATATGATACACAAAAATCTTTTAACTTTGAAAAAATGATTCCTTGGGTCATTGTTGTTCTTACTTTATTACTTAAATAATTGAGGTGATTGTATGTTTAAGGTACTTCGTGTAATCGATTTTAGTAAGTCGAGTAATTACCGTTTAATTGCTCATATGTCTAATAAAATGCTTTCTAGTAGTGATAGAAATGAAC